ACTTATGAGCAAGTGCAGGCTATTTTTAACGCATTGGGGGCATAAATGAATAAAGAAGAGCTAGACAAATATAAGGAGCTAGAGCTTGTAGTAGAAACGCTAGTCGATTATTGCAACAACGACGCAGGGATGGCTACTGCGTGTGAAGTGATCGCAGTCGAGGCTGCATTAGAAAGACTGTATAAAGCACGGCAAGAAGAGAGCGAGGTAGGCGAAATGACTAAATACGACATTATTAGCATGGGCGAAGCGGCTGACGAATACGCTGACAACAAGCTCGGAAAAGGCGAGTTTCACCCAGACTGGCATGACGTGCGTGATGAGTGGTTTGCTGATTTGGTTTCAGCAAAAGTACGTAAAGAGTGTGCGGCAATATGTAGAAAAGAAGCTGCTGAGACAGATAAGCATTTAAGTATTGTAATTGAGGCACTAGAAGATTGTGCATATCTTATTGAAAAGAGAGGTGAGAAATGACTAGAGACGACACTATCCGCATGGCGCGTGAGGTTTGGGGCGATGATTCTGGCAAGCCCTGGAGCAAATCGGCATTGTTGCACCTTGAGCGCTTTGCTGAATTACTTGAAGCAAAAGTACGAGCAGATGAGCGTGAGGCCGTCATCAAAGCAACGATTGACCAAGGTTTTGTTGGACAGGCGTACGCCGACGACTTTGCCGCCGCCATCCGCGCAAGGGGTGAAAAATGACTGACATATCATTTATTGCCGTAGGTGCTGAAGAACTTGGTGAACCTGCTAACGAAATTCTCTGCCCTCATTGTGGTAACATACATCCAATACAGTATGGAACAAGTAAAAAGTTATTACCTGATGGTACATGGTCTGAATCAAAACCATGTAGGCTTTTAGGATATTACATGTGTGAAGGTAAGGCTTACTTAGCAACACTTAACGGAAGGCTGATAAAATGACTGTAAAGCACGTTACTAGAGATGGTACAGAAATGTTAATATCTGATATGGATGATAAGCACCTTCTTAATACAATTAAATGGCTAGAAAGACGTGCAAAGGAAGGCGTAAAGAGTGAAGTCGGGTTCTATGACCCTTGCGGAACTGACCACTATTATGATGAGAATACGTATTACGGCGAGGAAGCATTAGAGTTCCTTAACTATTCTTTC